TATGATTTCTTATATGATAATCATTTTGCCGAACTTAAGGAGGCAGAATTACTTACAAATAGATTGTCACTTGTTACTTCTATGGAGGCATATATTGGAAAATATTTCTCCACCGAATATGTTCGTAAAAAGATTCTTCGTCAAACTGATTCGGAAATTATCGAAATTGATGCTCAGATTGATGATGAAATTGAGAAAGGTATTCTCCCAGACCCGAATGCTCAGGTAGATGAAATGGGAAATCCAATTCCAGAAGGTGGCGAAGTTCCACCAGCAGAAGGAGTTCCACAAGAACCGGTTGCTCCAGAACCTCCTCCAGAACCTAAAGGTGGCAAGATATAAATAATCTTATAATAATAAATTGTTTTTATGGAAGAACTTATCGATTTGATTGCAACAGATGCTTCGGCATCCGATGTATCCGACAGAATTAAAGAGATATTATACGCAAAAGCATCGGACAGAGTTGATTCTGCCCGACCTTATGTTGCGGCATCGATGTTTGGTGACGAAGACAATACAGAGGACCAAGAGTAATGGCAATTAAGGTTGTACAAAAAGTAAATAGAATAACTGCCAATGTATCTACGGCTACTACTAGCAATCCGATTGCTCTTAAAAGCGGATATTTGAGAGTTTCTACTGGACTAACATCGGTCTATGTCGAAATTGATAGCGAACCTGTTGCCACTACAAATTCTTTCCAACTCACACCATATGGTAATGAGGTATTAAAGGAAAGAATTGCCAGACAAAAGATTGCCGGAATTACTACAGGAACAACAACAACTGTTTCTTTTAGTGAAAATGCAGGAAATCCATTTTTAGTTGGTGATTATGTTACTATTCAAAATGCCCAACCGGCAGGAATTAATACGGAACATAAATTAGTCACTCAAGTACTTAATGATTCTTTAACAATTTCACACAATAGTTCTTCTATTGTTGGAGTAATTACTACAACTAATGCAAATATTGCAAGAAGTGTGAAAGTGAGTGTTCTTGCCGCAGATGGACCTCAAAATGTAAGTATCACAGAAATCGTTCAGTTAGTCACCGAATAAAAATGAAACTCATCACAGAAGAAGTCTCACACGTAGAGTTTATTACCGAAAAAGTAGGTAAAGAAACCAAAACCTTTATTCAAGGAGTTTTCCTTCAGGGAGACATTTGTAACCGTAACGGTAGAATGTATCCGATGGAAACTCTTTCGAAAGAAGTAGCAAGATATAATGAAGCATTCATTTGTAAAGGTCGTGCTCTTGGAGAACTGGGTCATCCAGATGGACCTACAGTAAATCTTGACCGAGTTTCTCATAAGATTGTTTCCTTAGAACAAAAAGGATGCAATTTTATAGGTAAGGCACAACTTCTTGGAACTCCTATGGGTAAGATTGCCGAATCTCTTATCAAAGAAGGAGTTTGTCTTGGAGTTTCTTCTCGTGGTGTTGGATCACTTCAAATGACTAATGAAGGTCATAAAATTGTTGGTAAAGACTTTATGCTCGCAACTGCCGCTGATATTGTGGCAGATCCTTCTGCTCCCGATGCTTTTGTACAGGGAATATTTGAAGGAAAGGAATGGGTCTGGGAAGGAGGAATTCTTCGTGAAAGACTTGCAGAGCAAACAAAGAAGAGAATTAATACTCTTGTAGATGAAAAAACTCTACAAGAGTATAAGGTTCAATTGTTCCAAGATTTCTTAGGAAATCTATAAATTATAAATAAATATAGATTATAATACAAGATCTAAAAAAATGTCCGTTGGTAGAAATTTACAAGAAATGGAAAACGTAGTAACCAAAGGAGCCTCACCTGCCGAAACTCCTTCAAAGAGTGCAACTCCTATTTTAACTCCAGGTCAAACTGGTTCTTGGGAAGATTTGGGTGGTCCAACTCCAGAAAATTATCGTCCCGATGACGATTCCTCAAAACTCAAGGATCCTGCCACAACTCTTGCACAAGTTAGAGATGTTGTAAATGCTAAGGCATCTGCAGCAGATTCTATGAAAGGTGTTAAGGAAGAGACTGAAGAAGATGAAGATCTTGTCGATGAAGAAGAAGTCGATGAAGACGAAGAAGTAGTTGCCGAAGAATCTTGCGAAGACGAAGAGGAAGATCCAAAACCAAAGAAAGGTAAAAAGTCTCCTAAAGAAGACCCTAAAGAAAACGAAGACGAAATGAAGGAAGAGTTTGACATCGAAGAAGATGTTAATGCTCTCCTTGCCGGTGAAGAACTCTCAGAAGAGTTCCAAGAAAAAGCAAGAACAATCTTTGAGACGGCAATCCGTTCTAAGGTTGCCGAAATCAAAGAAGAACTTCAAGAAACTTATGAAAATGCACTTATTGAAGAAATTGAAGTAATCAAAGAAGGTCTTGTTGATCGTGTCGATGCATACCTTGAGTATGTTGCTGACGAGTGGGTTTCTGAAAACGCACTTGCAGTTGAGCACGGTCTCAAAACTGAAATGACTGAATCATTCCTCCAAGGAATGAGAGGTCTTTTTGAAGATCATTATGTTTCAATCCCTGAAGATAGATATGATGTAATCGAGAGTATGGTAGATAAACTTGATGAAATGGAAGGAAAACTCAACGAGCAAATTCAAAGAAATGTTGCTCTGAACAGAAGATTAGCAGAGTCGGTTGCCGATGTAATTTTTGCAGATGTCGCTGAGGGTCTTGCACTTTCTCAGAAGGACAAACTCGCTTCTCTTGCCGAAAATGTTGAGTTTGATAGTGAAGCAAACTATCGTGAGAAACTGGTAACTTTGAGGGAATCATACTTCCCATCTAATACTGGTACTCAAAGAGATGACTCGGAAACCTTATCCGAAAGTACTGATGTCCAGTCCCAACAACCACAAGTTGATGGAAGAATGGCAACATACCTTCAGACTCTGGGAAGAGTCGCCAAACTGTGATTTTTAAATAATAAACAATCAAACAAAAACTTTTAACAAGGTAAAACAAATGCAAATGTTCAACGCAGAATATTTGCAGGAGAAGTGGGCACCAATTCTGGATTATTCTGGAATGGATCAGATCAAAGATGCACATCGCAGATCTGTAACCGCTATCCTGCTAGAAAACCAAGAGAGAGAACTCCGCGAAGAGCGTGACTTCCTCTACGAATCTCCATCTATTGCCAATGCTCCTGGTACTTCCGGTGGATTTGGTGGCAGTGCTCAAGGATTTAATGCTGGACCTACTGCAGGTTTCGATCCCGTTCTGATTTCTTTAATCAGACGCTCGATGCCTAATCTGATTGCTTATGATCTGTGTGGCGTTCAACCAATGAACGGACCTACCGGACTCATCTTTGCGATGCGTTCACGTTATACCAATCAGTCCGGAACCGAAGCATTCTTCAACGAAGCAGATACAAGATTCTCTGCTCAGAATGCTGGTGGAACTCTTCCATCTGGTAACGTCGGTTTCGGTACTACTGCTTCCTCAGTTGGTCAGAATAATCCAAGTATTCTGAATGATGCTTCTCCAGGTACATATGGAGTATCCACCGGTATGAACACCGGAGACTCTGAAAATCTTGGCGGTAGTGATGCATTCAACGAGATGGCATTCTCGATTGAGAAAGTCACCGTTACTGCTAAGTCCCGTGCTCTGAAAGCTGAGTATTCACTCGAACTCGCTCAAGACCTCAAGGCAATTCACGGTCTGAATGCTGAAGCAGAATTGGCAAACATTCTCTCTACTGAGATTCTTGCCGAAATCAACCGTGAAGTTATCAGAACCGTATACAAGATTGCTAAGCCTGGTGCTCAAGCAAACACTGCTACTGCCGGTACTTTTGACCTTGACGTTGACTCTAACGGTCGTTGGTCAGTTGAGAAGTTCAAGGGTCTTATCTTCCAAATCGAGCGTGATGCTAACGCAATTGCACAGCAAACTCGTAGAGGAAAGGGTAATATGATTCTTTGCTCCGCAGACGTTGCTTCGGCACTTGCGATGGCAGGAGTTCTTGATTACACCCCAGCACTCAACGCAAACTTGAATGTTGATGACACCGGCAATACCTTTGCTGGAGTTCTTCAAGGTAAGTATAAGGTTTATATTGACCCATATTCGGCAAACGTTGCTCCTAATCAGTTCTACGTTGTTGGTTATAAGGGTTCTTCACCTTATGACGCAGGTCTATTCTACTGCCCTTATGTTCCTCTCCAAATGGTTCGTGCCGTTGGTGAGAACACCTTCCAACCAAAAATCGGATTTAAGACCCGCTACGGCATGGTCGCCAATCCATTCGCTGAAGGTACAACCGTAGGTCAGGGTGCTCTTAATAGCAACCTCAACGCTTACTACAGGAGAGTCAAAGTTGCAAATCTCATGTAAGTCTCATATAAGACTTACAATATCTGGAGGGTCTTCGGACCCTCTTTTTTTATATCTAAATAAAAATAAAAATGCCTTGCTCCTTTCCCAACCAAATTGATAATAGAAACTTTCTGTCCCCAGTTGGGTTTAAGTTTTCATTAGCAAAAGAACCTAAAGTTGCCTTTTTCTGCAAT